CGTTCGCTGATTACATTTGCTCCAACAACTGCTGGAGATGCAACTACTACAGATGTAACTGGTCTTCCTGCTCGTGCTCTTGTACCTTTTGCAGAGATTACAGTTCGTGATCTTGTAGGAGAATTGGCAAAGGTACAAGCAGATCTTGCTGCAGAAAAGACAGCACGTGCTGCTGAAAAGGCTGCTTTAGATAAAGCACTTGCTGATGCATTAGCAAAGGCTGCTGCAGATGCTGCTGCTCTTAAAGTAATTACTGATGCTGCTGCCGTTAAGGCTGCTGCAGAAATTGCTATCCTAAAGGCTGATACTGTAACCGCTAAGGTTAATGCAGATAAGGCCCTTGTCGATGCAGCAGTTGCTGCAAAGGCAGAACTTGATAAGGTCAAGGCAGATAATACTAAGGCTCTAAAAGCCCTGAAGAGGTCTTTCAATTCACTCGCTAAGAAGTGGAATGCAAAGAATCCAACCGCAAAGGTTACTCTAGTAAAGTAATCTAGTTTTGACACGGGGGCAGGGCTCAAGGGTCTTGCCTCCTTGTCTTATAAATGCTAGAATAATATGGTGGAAGATTACATACAAGATAAAGTCCGACGGGACATTATAAAAGAGATCAGTAATCTTGAACTTCCAAATGAATGGAAGCCACAACAAGTGATCGATTACATAATCAGAAAGATAGATAAAAAATAATGTTCGATAAATTAAAGAAATGGTTACTTGGAGAGTCAGATGCATATGCAAAGGCTATCCTTGAATCACAAAATTACGAAAGAAAGGTTGAGCAAATTATGACAACTGCAAAGAAGCCAGCAGCCAAGAAAAAGGCTCCTGCTAAAAAGGCTCCAGTCAAGAAGACTGCCCCAAAGAAGACTGTCAAGAAGTCCACAAAGAAGAAGTAATGTCCCAAGAAGTATGTGAGGTTTCGGGTTGCAAGAATATTGCTACCCGAATCACCTCTACAGAGACTAAATATATAGTTATTTGTGATAATTGTTGGGATATCAAATACAGATCCTAATCGACTAAATGCTATAATAGTCTTATGGATGGATTTCTAGACCCATCTAAATAAAACCTATAGGAGAAAAAATATGTCAGACGGAAAAGATTTGAATGGCTTTACCTCACCAAAGGTAAGCGATACACCTGTTTGGAATGGAGTACAGTATGCTGCTGACCCAGCTTCTGCATTTCCTTCAACCGATAAGTCAACACAAGATGGTGCTGGACTCGGTCAAGGTGGTAAGTAATAATGTGCGTTGAATGCGGATGCGAAAGCGTCGGTAGCTCAGAAGGAATTGCAAACATTCCAGGAGGAATTCTTGATGTTTCCAGAGATGGAGATGCAGGATTAACTCTAAACATGACCGCTACACAACAGGAGAGAACGAGATTCATTAATGAGTAATGGAACAGGTATGGATACTCCACCTAACAGTACCCCATCGGGTGCTGTAACCTCGCAAGAAACTCCAAAAAAGAAATCACATCAGGGCAAATTTCGCTCAAATGTAAGCGATCAAAGAGTCGCAGTTAAAATTGATACCAATCGTCATGGTATCCGTAGAGAAACCCCAGTTGTTCCGAAAAGGACGGGGAAGCCTAAGAAAGTTTAAATAGCATGTGTAGGAATTGTGGAGATTGTTCACAAGAACACACTGATAAAACTATTGACGATTCAATAGATCAAGTAGAAATACTTGGTCTATTGCATTATGGGGATTAGCTCAGCAGGCAGAGCGGGAAGCTGTTAACTTCTAGGTCCCTGGTTCGAATCCAGGATCTCCAGCATGCGGATGTTGCATATTGGTAGTGCCTCTGCCTTCCAAGCAGAAGGGGTGAGTTCGATTCTCATCGTCCGCTCTGAGGCTCTTGACACAATTATATAAAAATTGTATCATTGAGTAATGACACAATATAGAGTATTTGATCAGCCAATTGAATTAAAAATAAAAACACGTAGGCCAGAAAAGTATTTACTTATAGATAGAGAAACTGGGCAAGTATATCAAGGAAATCCTGGTGGGCACTGGGATAGATTAGATCCATATAAAAAGGAAGTAAATGAGTAGGGAATTAGCAGAGAGTCTTCCAAATTGGTTTTTGGGAAATAAAACACAAGATGATTTTTCAAGATTACTTAATGAATTTAAAGATAAACCAAATTTAAATTTCTTAGAGATAGGCTCATTCTGTGGTAATAGCGCAGCATGGACTATGGAAAATATATTAACAGACGAGTCATCTAGACTCACATGTGTTGATCCGTGGAGTGGAAATATACCCCATGAGACATTTGATTTTGCAGATGTAGAGGCAGCATTTGATCAACAATTAGAGCCATATAAACATAAACTAATTAAAGTAAAAGGTTACAGTATGGACTGGCTAATGGAGAATAGAGATAAATCTTTTGACTTTATTTATATTGACGGAGACCATATGCCACAAGCTTTCTTAATTGATGCTCTATTGTCTTGGGACTTATTAAAACCAGGCGGGATTATGGCAATAGACGATTATGCTTGGAGCCATCCTGAAGGAGAGAGATATAACCCAAAGGCAGCAATGGATTTATTTGTAAGCATGTACTCAGATTCAATTACTATCCTAGAAAAGGGATGGCAGATATGGTTTAGAAAAGATCCATCTTGGCTTAAACCAATACATATTCATTCATAATGATCAAATTATTCGCATTATGCAAAGTGCAAAGCGAAAGTGCAGCGAGAAAGAAGAACCCATGTTCAATTACCACCAAGCCATGAAAGATGGCCACGCCTTCAACGAAATTGTCGCCATGCGACTTAAATCAGAAGGCATCTTGGCCGAAGTTCCAGAGTTTTCATTTGCCAAAACAAAGGAAGAGATCAAAGATTATACCCTAAATGACAAGGATGTTATTGTAGGAGATAATGTAATTGAGGTCAAGAGTCGTAATCTTACATTTGGAGATGACCCAAATTCATTTCCATATGACGAATTGATTATCGATACTGTTTCAGGATATCAGGCAAAGAATCCAAAACCTATTGCCTATGTTATGGTAAGTCAGAATACAGGAGGGATGTTTATATTTCCTACAGCCTTCTCAGAGTCATGGAAGATTGAGAAGAAATATGATCGATATCGTAAACATGAGGATAGTTTTTATTTAGCTCCAAAGGCTTATGGAAGGCCATTTAGCCAATTAGTAGAGAAGTTGAAAGCCAATGTTTAATGATGTTGCCACACATAAGTCTCGTCCACCGCTTCGATGGATTGCAAATTTGGCGGGAACCATAGCCACTTCAGGCCTACTTAGAATATCATATGCAGAAGAGTATGAGAAGAACTATGGATTTAGATACTATTTTGATATATGGCTATGGGATACCTTTTGGCCTATTTATTCAAGATATGGTACATTCTATACCTTAGATATGGATTTGAGTGGTAAAGAGTGGGATGACTATGATGAGAATGGTATTCCGTATTGGGAAAAGACGGGTTGCGTAGATCCAGATTATTGTGAGCATCGCAGTTGGGACTATGAGGATTCAAATGGAGATGCATTTAGATTGGTAAGGAGAAGAGATGAAGCACAAAATGAAACTAATTAGTTTTATTGCATTTATTTTAGGTATACTTGCAACTAGCTATTTGGCATTTAATAGTTTGCGGGGGATCGATGATGATATCTTTGCAGTAGATTTTAGCGAGGATATTGATGACGAGTGATATGCACCCAGATGATATAAAAACAGAGGCGGGGAAGAAATTATTTGACCGTATGAATACACTCTATGGGTCTATTACATGGGGTCCAGTATTAGAAGGAATTTTAGCTATTGAGAAGGAGATGGAAGATGATATATCACAAACACCTATTAGTTAATGCCAAAATTAACAATTCAGTTATGGCTGAATATCAGGGAATTGATTTCTTGACCAATCTCGTCAATAAGATCGACATGAAGATTATTCAGGGCCCATTTACATCCTATGTAAATAAAGAAGGCAATAGAGGGCTAACAGGTATTGTTATGATCGAAACTAGCCATATAGCCTTCCATATATGGGATGAGATAAGGCCAGGATTAATTCAATTTGATCTCTATACTTGTGGTCAACTAGAATTAGATAAAGTCATATCTATATTTAAAGATACCTTTGATGTTATTGAAATGGATTATGTTCTATTTGATAGAGAGAATGGATTTGTTGTAGAACAATCTGGGCGGGAAGCCGAGGGTGTAGTTCATAATATATATCCCCAAGGTAAAGAAGTACCTAAACAAATGCTAGATCCCAATGTAGGTGGAAAATATCCCCCTAGACCTGAAGAAGAGATAGCAGATATATGGGCTTCTCAGCAATCATTTGAGGAGTAGCTATAAAGGCTTATAAAGCCATTTTAGCAACAAGGTCAAGATCTCCTATTTCCCCCACTTTTTTCTCCTGTTATAGGCCATTCTGGCTATTTCTAGGTGGAGTATTGTGGAGCATTGTGGAGTAAAGTGGTTATTATAATGTTATCAATTATTACTATATTATAATTAAACTAATATATGAGTATTTCAGCGAACCCTACCATATCATCGTAATGTTGTCAATAGGCATATATAGGCCATATCATATCCAAATTGTCTTGTCAAGACTTTCAGGGATATATTTTGGCCTGTCGTAAATAGAAAAAATGGCCCACAATTTGTATCAAATTCTAGATTATTTTGATCTATTTTGATCTTATAATAGATTATTTATATCTTATTTTGATCAATTCTGATCACATTTTCAGGGATTTTTATCAAGCTGTCGTAAATAGAAAATTTGGCCCCTAAGAATAGGACAAACAGGGCAAAATGAAGAAATCGGACATATAGGATATTAAGCCCATATGTCCGATTAGGGGAAGTTATCTTAGATTATTTATATATATTCTAGAATAACTTAGTTATCTTCTAGAATAACTTAATTGCTGGTGATTGGTTATTACCTTCCCATAGCCAGATATTATTATCTGCATCACCTGGAATAACTGGAGGTAAGTTATCTATAATTTGTTTTAAGTCTTCTTCTCTATGAAGATTGATTACTTCTGATAGATGTGATGAGAGTAATAGGGCGTCACTTGTTCTGCCCGCCTCCCATTCTATTGGAAATTGCCGAGCCTGAAACCTGATTATCTCAACAACGAGATTCATCAGTTGCTCTTGAGTAGATAGTTCGTAGTTATTTACAATTAGATTAGCAAATATTGTTGGTTGAAACTCCGTATGACCGATAGCCTCAACAACCTGTTCAACGAGTTTTTGTTCTCTTGTCTTTCTTGACATTGTCCGCCTTTCATATAGAACCTTTCATTATATCATTTGCCATAAGGGGCAGTCAAGGGAGTAGTAGAACCCTTGCAATGTGCCTGCCCCTCATGCGCTATTTATTTGTATATTACTTCTTAGGAGTCTTGGACTCAGAAGTAAACTTGATGCCAGCTTTATCAGCTTCCGCCAAGGCCTGCTTTGCAGCTGCGGAAAAACGTCCACGGCGGCCAACAGTAATTCCCTTGCTTGCTAGATATTCTCTCTTTGTTGCCATTTTGATCCTTTCTTGATCATATATATTTTATCAGATATTCACGGTTTTGTAAATAGCTGTCGTAAGCGTTATTTTTGGCCCTTAGTTATAATAGATCTAATTAACTCTTTGGCCAAATTCTCTTGTCCTTGTTGGAGCCAGGCACGGGCTAACTCCAACTTGAAATTAATTAATTCTTGGTCAGTCATCCAACCAACCGTCATCATCCAATGCTACGAGGAAGTCATTCTCCCTCATCCAATCACGGATAGTCTCGTCTATTACTTCTCCGCCTTGGTCCATGTTAAGGCCTAGGCTGTCAACATCATCCCATAACTTATCAAAGATTTGTTTTAAGGTAGCACCTTCAGGAACCATTTCATCATTAAATTCCTGTGGTCCTTGATAGTTCTCATGAATTTCTCTGATTATGTCAAATACCCACGCCCATAACAAGGACGGGAAGCAAGGAGACTTCTGCAAGATATCAATAACTTTATTCATGTCATCAAAGACTTGGTCTCTTTGTTTAATTAGATCTGATTGTGCTTTGAGCACATCTAATGATTCTATATGTATTCTATCCATTGCTCTTCTCCTTTTCTTGAATTGCAAATGATAATGCATATGACAGGCTATATAGGTGTGACAAGCAGTCTACTTGTCCCTCCCAGTATTTCCGCTCCATAGAATC